ATCAGAAGCACAAGCTATGCTGTTCTAGATTCCGGTTACAAATATCAATACGACAAGTATAACGATGTTATGAGATGGATTCCTTTGAACGCAGACGTAGCTGGCCTATGTGTTAATACTGACCTTGTTCGTGACCCATGGTTCTCACCAGCTGGTTTCAACCGTGGCGCAATTAAGAACTGTATTAAGTTAGCATGGAATCCAAACAAGTCATTCCGTGATACATTGTATGCAGCAGGTGTTAATCCAGTTGTATCATTCCCAGGTCAAGGCACAGTATTGTTTGGTGACAAAACATTGTTAAATAAACCATCAGCATTTGACCGTATTAACGTTCGCCGTTTGTTTATTACACTTGAAAAGGCAATTGCACAAGCTGCCAAGTTCTCAATGTTTGAATTGAATGATGAATTTACAAGAGCACAATTTATTGCTCTAGTATCACCATTCTTGCGTGACATTCAAGGACGCCGTGGTTTGACAGACTTTAGAGTTGTTTGCGATTCAACAAACAACACACAACAAGTTATTGATAGCAACCAATTCGTTGGAGATATCTACCTTAAACCTGCACGTTCAGTAAACTACATTCAGTTGAACTTTATTGCTGTTGGTACTGGTGTTGACTTCGTAACAATCGTTGGCGCAGCTTAATAAATAAACGATATAGGAGAAAACAATGGCATTTAATGTATCAGAATTCAGAGCTAATATGATTGGAGACGGAGCACGTCCTAATTTATTCTCTGTCTCTTTAATATTTCCATCAAACGTAACAAACTCAACAGCTGCTGGTCAGAAACTAACCTTTATGGCCAAAACAGCACAACTACCAGGTTCTTCAATTGGTACAGTTCCAGTATTTTACTTTGGACGTGAGATGAAATTTCCAGGTAACAGAACTTTTGCTGACTGGACATTGACAATCATTAACGATGAAGATTTTGCAATCAGAAATTCTTTAGAAAACTGGATGAACTCTATCAATAGTCACTCAGGTAACGTAAGAAGCGGTGCAGCAAGAAATTCTAATGGTTATTCTGTTGATGCAAACGTTATTCAATATGGTAAAACAGGCAACGAATTGAAGAAATATAATTTCGTTGGTTTATTTCCATTAGATTTGGCACCAATCGACCTTGATTGGGGTTCAAATGACGCAATTGAAGAATTTACATGTACGTTTGCTTACCAATTCTGGGAAACAGACACAACATCTTGATATATAACGGGAGGCCCAATAGGGTCTCCCATGTTTTTTTGATTTTATAATTACACACAAACTATGGCAAACAACACAAATAAATTTTCACTGTTCGGTTTTACAATTTCTCGCCAAAAGGATGAGGAAGATTCTACCGCACAACAATCATTTGCACCACCAACGCAAGACGATGGGGCATTAACTATTACATCTGCCGCTTACTACGGCACTTATGTTGACCTTGACGGTACCGCAAAGAATGAAGTAGAACTAATCTCTCGTTACCGTGAAATGGCTATGCAACCTGAAATTGAATCTGCGATAGATGATATAGTTAATGAGGCTATTGTTCAAGATGATGATGGTAAAATAACACAAATCATTTTAGATGATTTAAAAGTTGCCGATAAAATTAAAAAGGCCATTAAAGAAGAATTCAATACCGTTTTGCGTATGTTGAGTTATCAGAACATGGCACAAGATATCTTCCGCCGTTACTATGTTGATGGTAGAATGTACTATCACATCATTATTGACCGTGAGAAACCACAAGAAGGTATCAAAGAACTTCGTTACATCGACCCACGTAGATTACGTAAGGTTCGTGAGATGAAGAAACAAAAAGATGAAAGAACTGGTGCAGATGTTATGCAACCAGTGAATGAGTACTACATATACAACGACAAAGTTGTTAGTGGTAGTGCATCCAATTTTGGTCCTGTTGGTGTTCGCATTACAACAGACTCTATTATTTCGGTGGTATCGGGTCTTATGGACTCCCGCCGTGCGGTTGTTCTGAGTTATCTACATAAAGCAATTAAACCTCTTAATCAATTACGTATGATAGAGGATGCAACAGTTATCTACCGTATCTCAAGAGCACCAGAACGCCGTATCTTTTACATTGACGTTGGCAATTTACCAAAATTAAAGGCCGAACAATACATGCGTGATATTATGGTCAAGTATAAAAATAAACTTGTCTATGATGCCAATACAGGTGAAGTACGTGATGACCGCAAGTTTATGTCCATGATGGAAGATTTCTGGTTACCACGCCGAGAAGGTGGCAAAGGTACAGAGATTACTACACTACCAGGTGGACAGAACCTAGGCGAGTTGGAAGACGTTAAATACTTCCAGAAGAAACTCTATGGTGCGTTGTGTGTTCCAATCTCTAGGTTAGAACCTAACCAAGGATTCTCACTTGGTCGTTCATCAGAGATTACTAGAGATGAATTAAAATTCTCTAAATTTGTAGACAGATTAAGAAGTAAATTTTCCGAAGTATTCAATCAAGCCTTACGTGTACAGTGTGTACTGAAAGGCATTTGTACAGATGAAGAATGGGAATTGTTTAAAGAAGATATTCATTATGACTTCATTAAAGATAATAATTTCTCCGAATTAAAAGAAGCGGAATTAATGTCACAAAGATTAACGTTGTTACAATCGGTTGATCCATACACTGGTCGTTATTTCTCACAAAAATGGATTCAACAAAATGTGTTGCGTCTAACAGATGATGAGATTACAGATATGGATAAAGAAATTGAAACAGAAAAAGAAATGGGTCTTGGATTGCCTGTTGCTGTAACAAATGATGTTGCACAACAACAGATGTTAGGACAAGTCCAAACCGACCAAATGGTACAACAGGCACAATTGATGCCTGATCCTGCACCAGCTGGTGGTTCCAGTTCTGGTGGTGGTAGTTCATCATCAAGTAGTAAACCAAAAAGTTCCAGTGGTTCGAAATCGGTTAAAGGTGACCTCAGCTTAGAAGAAGTTGAAACAACATTTACCAGATTGAAACGCATTTTATAATTAGGAGATAACAATGGATAAAGCAAGAGAAATAGTAGACTACGCAGAAACAGATAACGCAATCGAAATGCGTAATGCATTATATTCTGCACTACACGATAGAGTTAAAGCTCATATTGAAACACACAAGGTAGAAGTTGCAAAACAATTAATGAATCCAGATGATGCAACTGCTGAAGATGAGGTTGCACATGCAGATGAACCTGCAACAACCGAAACTGAATAATTTTGACACTGGTATAAATATTATTCAAACAATAACAGGGATTTCAAATGGCAAATTCATTTTCATATCAAGTCATTAAAGACACAACAGAACATGCCGTTATTAAGTTAACAGGCAAGTTTGATGGTACTGGTCAAGAAGACAACAACAGAAGAATTACAGCTAACTCATTGTATGGTGCATTAGATAGTTCAAAAGGAAATTTACTTTCATCGACCGCAAATACAGGCGCACTATCTTACTATGGTTTAGCTCTGAATCGTTTATGGTATTCAGGTCCTAATAATGGTGATGTTAATTTATTTTGGCACGCCGATACTACCGCACCGATATTCATATTGAATGGTAATAGTGAGTTTGATGGCCAAGGTAACTGGGTAACAATACCAAACAACACAAAAGGAACAGCAAACTCCAAAGGTGATATAGGTATTCAAACTAGAGGCATGGTCGCAAACAATTCATATACATTAATATTAGAATTACGTAAAGACAACGAACACTATCAACGTGGTCAGTTTAACGATCCAGCTGCATTTAACTACGGTAGTTACGGCATAAGACCATAAGGATTAAAATGAAACTCATTAGAGAACTTACCGAATCGGTACAATACTTAACGGAAGAAAAAGATGGAAAGAAAACTCTTTTCATTGAAGGTCCGTTTCTAGTTGCAGAATCGGTTAACAAAAATAAACGCATGTATAGAGAAGAAACAATGCGTAATGAAGTTAACCGTTATAACGAAGAATACATTCAAAAAAATCGTGCCTTTGGTGAACTGGGACATCCAGACACCCCATCCATTAATCTTGACCGTGTATCACACTTAATTGTTGGTCTGCGTCAAGAAGGAAATGCTTGGATAGGCAAAGCAAAAATTCTTGAAACCCCTATGGGTAACATTGCAAGAAACCTTATCGAAGGCGGCGCACAACTTGGTGTGTCATCTAGAGGTATGGGTTCTCTTAAAATGGAAAACGGCATCAATGTCGTTCAAGGAGACTTTCATCTGGCCACAGCGGCAGATATTGTAGCAGATCCTTCTGCACCTGGTGCTTTTGTACAAGGTATTATGGAAGGTAAGGAGTGGATGTTGGTTAACGGTGTTTGGACCGAACAACATTACGATGAAGCTAAACAAGAGATTAAGCAAGCATCACGCAAAGAGATTGAAACTGTAAGTTTAAAAATCTTTGAAAACTTCCTTAAAAAACTTTAAATATAAATATCCAATATAAATCAAGGAGATTCTCAAAATGGGAAAATTTAATCTGACAGACGCCGCTAAATCAATTCTTACAGAAGGTGCCAAAGAAACTTTTGATGCATCTGTAAGTCGTGGCCACAAAGACGCACCTTCAAAGTTACCTACATCTGTTGCTTATGGCACAAAAGATGTTGGCGAAGTTGCTGGCGAAATCAAAAAACAAGATGACCAAACTGGTGACTACACAAAAGGTACACCAACAGCAACACCACCAGGCGCAACACCACCAGTTGGTTCAGAACCTGGTCAGAAGTTGTCCGGTCCTGCTGACTCACAAGGTTCTGAACACAAAGCTG